AATGTCTGATTTGAATCACGATAGAATTGGTCATTAACAAATGATGTTAATAGTAGAGAAACAAGAGCTAGCTCATTTGATTGTTTATAAGCCTCACCACCAGCTAGGTTTGTAGTTTTTGTCTTAGGCTTTGCGACAGTAGTATTAAATTTTGACATGATATTTATATTTTTAGTTATTTTCTGCAGTTTCTATAAGAATATCTAAATATTCCTTTGTAAATTTTTCTTCCTTACTTTTAATAATTTTGGACAATGAATCATACAGGGCAGCTCCCACCCACTCATTACTATGATCACTATTGTCAATAATGTAGTTCAATGCTTCTAATTTGTTCATAAAGATAGTTTGGGCGTGTGGGTGATTGATTACCTTACAAAGATACCAAATATATTTTTAAAATAAAAAGACCAGATTCACTTTTGGTGTAAATCTGGTCTTTAATAAAATTTGAGGTACAGGAAAAGCTTAACTAAGCTGTCACAAGAGCTTTCTATTAGAATATCTAACGTCGAAAGTTTGTCGATGACTTTTAAGATGTTCATCTTTTTCTTAATATCATTTAGGTCTTTATCATCAACCCCAATCTTTTTGTTCATATTGGTCAGAACAGTTATTAGGTAACCAACCTGTCTTTTTAACCACTTTCGTGTATAACATCAGGCTTGACAAGCCATTCTGTTTTTCGTCTAGATTAATAATTTACGAAGTATCTCAATTAATCACCATGTCCTCAAACATATATAATAGACCAGAGTAATTTATAAATGAGTGTTTTTTGATCCATTCGAAGTAACTCACTTATTCACTACTGGTTTGTTTGTTTTATATCTATTCCATTTAAGAAGTTTAAAGAATTTTCAAAATTATTTCATAAACTACCATTCTGCATTAGACTTTAGATTTCTTATATAACAGGAATTAAAAAAGTTTCAATTTTTTTAATTTGTAATAATATATATGACCATCAAAATTTGGATTTTTTCTAGGGTAGATTTTTTATTGAAGAAAAAGTATCCCAGAATATAAATATATATAGACATATGATACAAATAAATAATTATAAACAATTTAACGAGGAATTAATAATTCAACAAGCCATTGAGTATATCAATTCATCCATCAATGAATCTACCGACCTGAAATCAATTTGGAATACTGTAGTCACTAAGCTAGAAGGACTATCCGAATCGAGTAGAAAGAAGTTGATTGCCTATGCAATAGGTACCCTATTAGCATTCAACACACTCACAAATGTTGTTCAAATTATTAATTCATCAAATGCCACACCCGAAGATAAAAGGGTTGCAATTGAAATGGTTAAGGAAAAAGGGAAAAAGAAAGATATCTATAAAGCAGGATATGAATTTATTCTTTCTGATAGTGGATGGAATCATGTCAAAAATGAAGAAAGTTGTGTATTAAAAGTTTATTCAATCGGTGATGGAAAATTAACTTGTGGATATGGACATGCAGAAGATATAGGTAAAACTAAACTTAGGATTGGTCAAAAAATTACACAGGCACAAGCAAATAAATACCTAAAGGAGGATCTTAAAATGTCTGCCGATGGAGTAAGAAGAATATTCAGGGATTGGGAAGAAGAGGGAACAAATGTTAAAATTACACAAACTATGTTTGACGCACTTGTATCACTGGCTTATAATTCTGGAGTAGGTGGACTAAGAAGATCAGAATTAATGCAACATCTTAAAAAAGGCGAACATAAACTAGCTGGAGATTCTATAAAAGATTTCAATACAAATAAGAAATTCCCAGGACTTGAAGCCAGAAGAGAAAAGGAAAGTGAAATGTTTTTAGCTTCAGTATAAATAAAAAAACCTGTCTATATTTTAGACAGGTTTTTTATTACGATCCACACACCTCGCACGAGTCAGAGCCTAAGCTACAACTTATTTCAGCCATCTGCTCGTCAACTGTTTTTGGTTTGATTTCCTCTGGTTTTTTAGACTCCTGTACAGTAAATTTAACCGCATCCGCTGCTGATTTCGTTCTAAGATAGTACATACCAGTTTTAAGATTACTCTTCTTTTCTCGATAAAACCTAGCAACACCATTGATATCATAAACAACTTGACAATTCTCATCACTTACTGGGATAATTGGTCGGCCATTAGAATCATTTGAGAAAGATCGTTTACCCCAACCATAAAAATGCATTGCAGTTAACTTACCAAAGTTTACATTTTCCATGAAAACATTCATAGACTGAGTTTGGTCGATAAATGCTCCCCTATCACCAGCCATATCAATAACATCCTTTTGTTTAATTTCCCAAACTGTCTTGAAAATTTCTTTTAAATTTGTAGGTATCTCAGGAACATTTTGAACTGAACCATTCTGTTGGATAATCTTATTCTTAACTGAATCATTCCAGATACCAAGTTTAACTAACTCCTTTACTAAGTATTTGTTAACCATGATATACTCACCAGAAATAACCCTTCTTAAATAAAGATTCGATGTTTGTGCCTCACAAGATGCCTCATTACCTAATATTGATGCGGTGTTATGTGATACACAACCATTACCCAAAAGGTATTCATGTACATCATTAACTTCTATGTCCCAAGTAGGTTTAATACTTGATTTAGTTACTTTTTTTACTTTGATACTTTTTACCTCACCATTATTATTAATATCATCACCATTTTCTAAATAATCTGCTCTAACCCAAATCAAATCAGAATCTTTATTAACAAGGAATTTATGATTTTCCGAACATTGGAAAATTGTTCCATCCTCCATTTCAATATCCATAGTTTCAACTTGACCATTATAGAAAATCTTTTCAGACTTTTTAATACCAAATCTTGTTTTAACATATAATGGGGTTTCAAAGGCAATCCATCCTTGTTCATTGGTCTTTTCGATTTCTTGCCAGTTTATACCCATCTCATCCATAATTTGTTGATAAGATTTGTTACCTTCTAAAGTTTGTATAATAGTGGATGAAACTTGACAACTCGCTGTTGGCATAATGCAAGTTGTTAATGAATTTCTAACACCCCACTTAAGAATATCTTCTCTCAACTTTTTCCAATCCCATCTATCAGTTGGTACAGTGCCCCATAAGTCAAATTGGAATTTTCCCTGTGATATTGGTGAACCATTATAAGTAGTATACGGCCCTGAATCTTTAGATAAGTCACAAGAAGCTCTCATTGCAGCAAAGTAAATAGTTTCAAAAATTTGCTTATTCACACTCTTTGCCTCTTGTGAATCATAACCGATTCCCATTAAGAAAAATACATCAGATAAACCCTGAACACCCAATCCAATTGGTCTGTGTAGTAAATTAGAGAATTTAGCAGCCCTTGATGGATAATAGTTTACATCAATAACATTATTTAAACTAACTGTTGCTTGATAAGCTACCTCATACAATTTATTATAATTATATGTTTTATTCTTATTAACAAACTTAGTCAATGAAATAGATGCTAAATTACATACTGCAGTTTCATTAACTGATTCCTCACCCCAAAAATCACCCAATCCAACTGACTCTAACAACTCTTTATTTTGAAGTATCTCACCCTGAACCCTAGTGATACCAGTGGATTCGACGATTTCGGCACAGAGATTGGAACTTCTAATCACACCAATATTAGCCTGATTTGATTTCTCATTAATAGAATCTTTATAAAGTATATAAGGAGTCCCAGTTTCAACTTGTGATTCTAATACTTTATTCCATAGTTCTCTTGCTTTAACTACCCTTTTACCATACCCCTTAGATTCATAATCTAAATAGAGTTTCTTAAATTCATCACCATATGAATCATTTAAACCAGGACACTCATGAGGACACATTAATGTCCAGTCTTCATCTAAATCAACTCTCTCCATGAATATATCATTAGTCCAGAGTGCTAAGAAAAGATCACGAGCTCGTAATTCCTCCTTACCTTGATTCTTTCTCAAATCCAAGAATTCAAAAATATCAGCGTGCCAAGGCTCCATATAGATGGCTATTGACCCCTTTCGTTTCATTTTGTTATCAATGAGCTCTTTATCTCATTATCTTATAGTTTCCTATAAGTTCAGACTATATCTTCATCTTTCGATGTCTGGTATTCGTGTCAATTTCAAGTTTTCTACTCTACTCTTGTTAGTCGTTGAACCTTTTTCTTATCCCTAAGAAACTCGGCTGCTGATTATCCAATTCTACTAATTTTCAGACCTTCAAGTTTGATATCACTATCTACTTTGTGGTTTAGTTGACTCTAAGGAACTCCCAGCAATTAGCCAGATTTTTTTCTGTGGAAGCAGACTATTTACCACCACCATTATGAACTATACCCAGTCCATCAACAATATAATTATGTTGATTTTCTACCTCTAGATCATAAACTTTTATCTCATCTCGATTTTCAATCGACAAATCAACAATCTCTTCGAATTCGAGATTATCAATCAGTAAATTTAAATCTATTGGATCTTCTATCCCAAATGTTCCACTTTCAATCATATTTTTCATTTTTATTTTTAATTAATATTTTAAAATTTTATCACTTTTCAAAAGTTCTTTGGCAGCAACCCACTCAATAGGATAAATACCAGACTTGATGCCTTGTAAAATTACTGACCTATCTAAATCACTATTTAAATGTCTAACAACCAATACCTGATGCTCACCTGTTACTTTAACAGTTCCACTTTTTGTCTCTATTACAACCAAATCATCATTCTCTTTAACAAATTCTTTAGCTTTTGATACTCTATTAAATTTACCGTCAGAAGTTAAAACCTCGTCCCCCTCTTTGATATCAGAAATCTTCATCTTTCCACCTTTTGTTACCACCAAAGTTTCAGAAACAAAACACTGGTCAACCGCTCTTGCTGTCTCATTAAATATCTTTAAAAAAGGAATAATACCATTTGATGTACCATTAGTTCCAGCAATATATGTACCTTTTGCTCTAACGTTATTGAATGCAATACCAATACCACCGGCGTTCTTAGAAATTTGAGCTGACTCTTTTAAGGTATTAAATAGTCCTTCTATCGAGTCTGATTCTACTGAGAGGAGAAAACATGACGAAAGTTGAGGTCTGGTCGTGCCTGAATTAAACAGGGTTGGGGTAGCATGTGTGTAATAACCCTCTGAAAGTAAATTATATGTTTCAATTACCTTTGGTAGATTTTCTCCCCATACTTGAAGGGCAGTCCTCATATACATATATTGTGGACGCTCTGCAACTTTACCATTCAGCTTTAATAAATAACTTCGTTCTAGTACTTTAAAACCAAAATAATCAAAATTATGGTCACGAGAATGAACAATGGATGAATCCAATTCATCTGCATTCTTCATAACTAGTTTGTAGAATACTTCTGAAACAACTGGTGAATGTTTTCTAGTATTAGGATCTATATAGTTATATAAGTCTTTAACTGTTTCTGAAAAGCTTTTCTTAGTTTCCTTATGCAAAGAAGTAATGGCAATCCTAGCAGCCAATGTTGCATAATCTGGATGTCTAGTAGTTAGAGCAGCAGCAGTTTCCATTGCCAACTGGTCAAGTATTCTTGTTTCAATATCCGGAGTAATTCCTTCAATTACTTTTTGAGCAATTTCAAAGGGTTGAATCCACTTTGGATCCAACCCATATGTTTGTTGGTTTATTCTATCAAGTACTTTATCAAGCATTACTGGCTCTTTTTTACCGTTTCTTTTTGTTACTTTTATGTTAATCATGTTCCTTTAATTTTTTGTATTGATATATATCGATATATTTTTTAGAAGTTTTACTTTAGGTAAGATTTTTTGAAAATTCTCTCCATCCAATAAATATTAATTTATAAAAAATCAATGTGATTCAGACGGTTTAAATTATATTTAAATTTGGTATTATTTAAAATTTTTGTGATATTTTTAATTTCTACTTCATAAATTTTTTCATAAGAGTTTACTTTAAACATGGAAAACTCATAATTAACTTCAACCACAACTCCAGTTATACGAATTGGGTCAATTGAAAATCCAGAAGGATCTTCTCCTAAGAATTCAATTTCAGTACCATCATAAATATTTCTATTAGTAACTTCCTTTGAAGAAGTTTGTTTACCAATGTGGTCTTGTAGTTCAGATATTATTAAATTTCTCCACTTATTATCTAGGAGCTTAAACATATTAAATAAGTTATCCGAAAAGTAAACTGCCAATTCATTAAATAACTCTATATTAGTAAAACTTTCTTTTTGTAAATTATTTTTTAATAGAGAATAATACTGATTAAAATCAACTCTAGATGGTTTTCTTCTATTATTTAAAAAGTTAATATCAGTGTGACTAACCAAAACTTCATAAACTTTTTCCTTAATCTTTTTTTCCTTAATATAATTTTCATTATCAACCGATTCAAACCAATAATGGGACGACTTATCAAGTTCAAAATTATCATTGAAACTGCCCCCCACTTCAATGTCATCTTCAGTTAATGGGTCTTCTTTCCTACCCTTGAAGATAGAATCATATTTCAAACTGTGCTTACCTTGGATAGTATGCTTAGATAAAACTATATCATCACTAGTTGGTTTTACATCTAATACAATATCCTCATCCTCAATTTCTATTACATCATCTAATTGGGGTTCATCATCATCAATAGATATTAGTTCTTGTTCAACATCATCATCAGATGACTCTTCAGAATTGGATGTAGTTTCAGTCGATTCCTCTTCATTTTCATTGAAGTCCATATCTAAATCTAAATCTTCATCATTTATCTTTTTACTCATTTAGGGTTATTATTTTTTTATATTATATATGTGAAATGTAGAAAAAGTTACAAATACATCAAGGAGCGTCCAGGAATACATCATTCTCTAATGTTAAATAAGTGGAGTTTAGATTCAATTTAACTACAGATTTTAGGAAATCTCCATCTCTTTGCTTAAGTAGTTTAAACTTGTATATACCTTGTCTCTTCATCTCTTCTGTACGGATGATACCAAAGAAGGTATCAGCAGTCTCTGGGATTGCCTTAGACTCAGGAACTTGTTCTAAAGTGATATCATTTGCATTCCAAGCATCTTTTGACACCTGAACAGCTGTTATAACAGGAAGCTTGAATTTGGCTGCAATAGCTCTTAGACCTTCTGCTAGTGATTTACCTTTAATATAGAGATTATCACCTGTGCCCTTTACCGGGGCAATTAATGTGATATAATCAACAATTACTAAGTCAATTTTTATACACTTCTTTTCTTTTAATTTTTGAATATAATTATCAATATCATTTATTGTTACAGTGCCAGCGGCCCAGAATTTAGTAATAATTTTACCAATTTTCTTCTCAAAAAGATCACTATCATTAGTATTTTTTAGATTGGCAATCTTTTTCTTTATCATTTCAGTATCTTTACTTACATTATCATAAT